TAAAGCTGATGAAGAGAAAAAGAAAGCTCAAGCTGGTTCGGGAGGCGGTGTTCCTTACACAATGATTCGAGTTGAAACACCAATCAAGCTTGTACCAGTTGAACCTAAAATCGACCCAATAACAAATAAACCTATTGATCCTGAAAGTGGGAGGTTGACATGATGAGTGAAGATCTTTCGATTGATGCAAGACAAGAAACTCGTATTGTCTGCACAGAAATGAAGCTCAAAAGAGCAGAAGAAAAAATAGGAGATTTAGAAGATAGGGTCAGACTTTTAGAAAAAAGAGTATTCCAAGCTGCCGCAGTTGTTAGTGCTGCTCTGGCATTATTAGGTCTATTAGCACAAATCAGTAAGGCTTACTTATGAAACGCTTTCTTCCCCTACTGCTTTTATTAGCAACTCCAGCCAGTGCTGATATAGCAATCAAGCATACTCAATCAGCAAGCTTAAAAGTTGATGGAGCAGCAGTTCAAGCTATTAGAGTTCCATCTACTTACGCTGTCTCTGGTAATAACATGAAAGTTACTACTGGAGAACACTTTGGAAAGCTAACAGCAGGTACAGCCACAGCAGCAGCAACACTTGATGTTGGTGTTTACGAGATGAATACTGTAGGCAGTGCTTATTCTTTCGAGGAAAGCTGGCTCCAAGGAGATGCCATACCAGCAATAGGATCAGGAGTGGATGTCTCAGCAGGAGTTGTAGCTGATATGCCAGCCTTCGGTAACACAGTTGTCACCTCTGGAGGTGTAGCTGGAAACCTTGCTGGTACGGTCACAAGTGCAGGTGTTGTTACGATCACTGCTGGAGGAGCAGGTACTACAGCCACAGGTCAAACAAGTTCAGAAATAACTGTTAAATAGTGCATAAAATATATAAGTTATTACTGCTTATATCCTTTACAGGGACTAGCGTTTCTGCTGTTCCCGTTGTGCCAACCTTCTCAACTGGTACTCTAAACAGCAGACAAGAAACTAAGACTGTAGTCAACGAGACTATCACCTCAGTTGATTACCGTTCAGGATATGAATACGTTGTCTCTGGGCATAATATCGAACCACTAAATACAAACACTATTTCACCTAAAGCCGTATTAAATACACCTCAAACCGTTGATAACATCACCTTTACATGGACATCAGTAGATGTAACACCAGCAAACAAACCCGACTGGGGAATAAAAACTGCTGGCAACGCTTTTTCATTCACAGAAACCCTATCAAATCCTGGCCTTTCAAATGTAACAACAATCAACCGAACCACAACAACAGAATCTATTGTGGAATCGGTATCTGTCTTTACTCAATAACATTTAGTCAACCAGTATTTGCAAACGCTACAACAATAGCCTCTCCAAGTGCAACATCACAAGGCTCGGTGATCAATCAAGGTATCCAGGTTCAAAATGGTAGCTTTATGTTTCAAGAAGTAGGTGATGGAATCCGTTGCAGTGGAACGACTCTTACAATAAATCCCTTCATCTCTAAAGTGAATACCTGGAAAGATCCATTTGAACCTTATTACCAAGAAAATGTATATGACGATAGTACAGATGATGATGGTAATTTAATTAATCCTGGTGGAGTTTTATATACAAAACCAATTAGAACTGGTCAAGCTCGTAATAACTTAAGTTTTAACTATGGCATAACTGCAACCGTGGCCGTTCCACTAGATAGACGCATGACTAATAGGTGCGTGGCCGCTATGAATAGCCGTGTTAAATATTTAGAACAAGCCTATAAAGCTAAGAAGCTAGATTATGCTTTGGGACGTTTAAAAGTATGTGCAGAGCAATTAAAGCTAGGCGTTATCTATGCAAAAGATAGCCCTAGCTACGTTGTCTGTGAAGATGTAAGGCTTGTAAATCCTCCTAATACATTGCCAGATCACACTCATAGTATTGAGATTACTTCCGAAGCTCCTTCTGTTCCTTTCTCCTTTCAGCGAGGGACTTTACAGGAGGTTTCTTCCCCCGAATAGCCAATAACTTTTTAGTAATCTTCTTAGAAAATGATTTAACCTGCCCTTTGACTTGTTTTTGAAAGAACTTTGCTATTGGCTGACCAATCACAGTAACGCCAACAACTGACGTAACAGCAATCACAGATGTATTTACTAAAACCGTAGGTTGTGGAGCGTAATTACCAGCAATCTCTATAGGATTTAACCCCTCCCAAACAATTTCACATTTATTTGTAAGTTCATCTCTTTTATATCCTTTTACAAGTGCTAATCCTCCTTTACCCATACTTCCTATCGGACTGTTTTGCATTTGA